CTTTACATTGTCAACTAAATTGAACTTTATTTTTTAGGGTTTGTAGGTTTATTTTGTTAACTTTGTGGGTAAATAATCGGATTTTTTAAACACCTATAAATAAGTTGATAGGTGTTTGATTTTGGTCGACTCGCCTACTCGTCTTATTCGGTCATAACATTGTCAAGTTTATGTTCGGATTGTCAAGAGTTGTGTATTTTTATTAAGTGCTTGATTTGATTGAATAAACACTATGGACTTTGTTAACTTTGTGGGTATATTATAACAAGGTAAGTCCTTGATTTTAAAGTAATATAACAAGGGTATTTACAATGTCTAGACCAAAATAACAGGTTAAGTCATTGATTTTTCAGTAATAATACAATATAACACCAAAAACGGCTCTGCGTGGGCTGGAGGAAAAGGCAGTAGAAAAAATAAAATTGACTAGCCACGAAGTTAAAAAAGTAAAAACAAAATTTTCCAGCGAGGTAATTTTTAAATTCTCGTGTTATATTGTATTTTTATATTAAGTTATTGATTATATTGATATTTGTATTTTTATACCTGCTTTTGTAAGTCATTGATTTTTCAGTAATAATACACCCTACATTTTATAGGGGTATTATAAGTCATTGATTTTTCAGTAATATAACAGGGCTTGTTATATTACCCCATGCTCGTGTTATATTGCGTCACAAAAGTGTCACAATTAAAAGACGCTAAAAGATGTATCCACGAAGTTAATTTAGTGACAAAGTTATAAACTTATAACAATGTCACACTCACTCATCTGCTATTCTTTATTCGGTCATAGGGGGTTGGAAATATGTCACGAAGTTAAAAAAGTTTAAACGAAAAAAAGCCCTGTAAAAATACAGGGCAAAAAAAAGCCCTACATGAAGTAGGGCTTAATTAAAGAAAATTAACTTCGTTTACTTCGTGCCTAAACTTTCAGCTAGTTTTGCAAAAGGTTCAGGATTTTTTGTTATCGTGCTAAATAACAAAACTTCTTTTGGTGTGGCTTTTGAAATAAAGTCTTTAATTGCTTTTCTCATGCCATCATATTTTTCATTTTCTTTTTTGGCATTGTCTTTGACTTCTTGCTCTTTTCTAGCACCAAGTTCTTTAAACATACCAGCTTTTTCTAGTTCAGCGTCACTCATTTTTGCAATTTCAGCTCTACGCTTGGCTTGTCTTTCAGCGTCAGCACTAACGCTTTTAGGCTTAATTAAACCATACTCATTTTCAGCATAGGTTGTCACGCTATCCCAAATGTTAGAGTTAAAAGACTTTTCATCAATGCCCCTTGCTTTTAAAACAGGGTTCATCATGCTTTCTTTAGCTAAATTCCAAAGGGCATAAGTAGGATTAATGCCTACAATCCCTGCAAACTTTTCAGCTATCAAGCCAATAAGTTTACCCCTTGTCATTGTATAGCCTACTTCTTCATCATAAACCCTTTCAATTAGTGACACGCTTTCATCTACTAATTGAGATTGGTTAGAAGATAAAACTAATATTGCTTTCTTAACTTCCTGTTTTGCTTTTTTTAAACTAGGTTTCTTTTCTTGTGACATAACATACTCGCTTTCATTTTAAAGTTAATTAAATTGTGACAAGGTTATAAGTTTATAATTTTGTCACACCATGAATTAAGAAATCTCAATTCATACGCCTATTATACATGAATAGTTTACAATGTCAAGTTATTTGAACATATCCGAACCCTACCCTACCCGTATCCCCCAAAAATTTTGTGGGACTCCTCCCATTCTATTTACACTGAACTTTGCACAAACGATTACATATTTTTATAAAATAGAAACCCACCCCCTATCAAAAGAAAAGGGTCATTCAAAAAAATTTTTATAAAAAATTTAAAAAAACGGGTTTTCATTCAAAACACCAAAGCTGCAACAATGAATGAAAACTAGATTGCTTTAGGGTCGAAGTTGTATAACTCGGAGTAGACGTCTTTGATGCGGAGGAACTTAGGACCATGCTCATGAAAATCTTCATCACCTCTTACATATAAGGCTAGATGCACCATCTCATGGAGAAGGGTTTGAAAAATAGTAATGAAGTACCCACAAGAACCAGAACTTATTTGAATTTCCATCTCATGCTCATCAAAACATCCATAGATGGTAGGATCTTTAATGACTTTAAAGCTAACTTTGTTTGATTTAGGCATGGGTAGTTTATTAAAAGGTGGCATCTGACAAGCCATGTTGTAGAGAATCTCTAAATTCTTAGAAGTAAGAGTAGTTTTCATAACCCATTGTACCAAAAAAGCACTTGATTAATATAACAATTTACTATATATTGGCCGCAATAGCTGCAAAAATAAATTCTAGGATGTAAACAGCGACATTTTATGGCAATAACAATCATTCCAACAGCGAATATACCCCTTCCTGACGATTTTGAGTCGGAAGAACCTACTACATTAGATCAAAAAGTAAAAGTAGCAGCTAAAACAATGCAAGTTTTAGATGATGCAGGGGCAGAAATACCAGTTTCTACACAAGAAAAGAAAGAAGCTGAAGAAATATTTAAAAATTTTACCAATCCTGATATAACAGCTCCATTAAATGCCGCTACTAAGCAAGCTTTGAATGTTCCTGCTACGGTTCAGCATTTATATGCCATGCTTTCGGATTATGATCATCAAGTTGTACAAGAAGCCGTCCAATTGAGACGGTTTGTTACAAATAAACTCATAGAAGATGCAGGATTATCAGATCCACGTCATAGATTAAAAGCATTAGAGTTATTAGGTAAGATAAGTGACGTAGGTTTATTCTCAGAGAAGACAGAAATTACAGTTAAAAATTTAAGTCAGACAGATTTAGAATCTGAAATTAAATCAAAGCTTTACAAGATATTAGGCAAGACTGCAGTTATAGATACAACGTTTGAAGTTGTAGATGTAAAAGACGTAACACCAGATATTTAATATGGCTATTGAAATCTCTGGCGTTACTGACGCTGAATTAGATAAAGCTTTAGCTAATATTGCATTATTACCTAAAACAGAACAAATACAACTGTTAGCAGCACTTGATGAATTAGAAAAAGCTCAAACCGTTTCTAAAAGACAAAATACTTTTTTGGAGTTTGTTAAACATGTATACCCTGGTTACAAAGTTGGCGCTCATCATAAACGATTGGCTCAAATCTTTGAAGACATCGCTAACGGGAAAAAGAAACGAGTTATTGTTAACATTGCTCCGCGACACGGGAAATCAGAACTCATCTCATATCTTGCACCGGCTTGGTTTTTGGGTAAGTACCCAGACAAGAAAATTATTATGGCATCTCATACAGCTGACCTTGCGGTTAACTTTGGACGACGTGTTCGTAACCTTGTCGGTTCTGATGCTTATAGTGATATCTTTCCTGATGTAGAACTACAAGCAGATAGTAAATCAGCATCACGTTGGGGAACAAATCATAATGGAGAATATTTTGCTATTGGTGTTGGTGGTGCCCTCGCTGGTCGTGGGGCTGATTTGTTTATCATTGATGATCCACACTCCGAACAAGACGCCAAGCTGGGACGTCCGGATGTTTTTCTGCCTGCTTGGGAGTGGTTTCAGTCTGGTCCAATTCAACGTCTTATGCCGGGCGGTGCGATTATTGTGGTGATGACTAGATGGTCTAAGTTAGATTTAACAGGCCAAATAGTTAACCAAATGGTAAAGAATGACGATGTAGATGAGTGGGAAGTCGTTGAATTTCCAGCGATTATTGAAGACAAAGAAGGTAACGAAGCTTCACTTTGGCCTGAATTTTGGCCCCTTGAAGAATTACAGGCAAAGAAAGCAGCACTAGATGTACGGTACTGGAATGCTCAATACTTACAGAACCCAGTCTCAGAAGAAGGTGCATTAATAAAACGCGAATGGTGGAAGATATGGGAAGAAGAAAATCCACCAAGTTGTGAGTTTACGATCATGTCTCTTGATGCTGCACAAGAAGCTAATACTAGAGCCGATTACAATTCGTTAACTACGTGGGGTGTCTTTTTTAACGAAGAGACCAATAATTATAATATAATACTACTAAATGCTATTAAGGAAAGACTAGAGTTCCCTGAGTTAAAAGAGTTAGTACTTCGAGAGTACAAGGAATGGGAACCCGACGCACTCATAGTAGAAAAGAAATCTAACGGAGCCGCTCTCTATCAGGAAATGAGAAGGATGGGTATTCCCTTAGGAGAATTTACACCTGGAAAAGGTCAAGATAAGATTAGCCGCGTTAACTCCGTGGCAGATCTCTTCAGATCTGGTATAGTGTGGGCTCCTGATAAAAGGTGGGCACACGAATTGATTGAGGAATGTAATGACTTCCCATCAGGTGCAAACGATGACCAAGTGGACTCTACCACTATGGCGTTAATGAGATTTAGACAAGGTGGGTTCATAAGATTACCTAATGATGAACCTGAAGATATACCAGGGTTTAGAAGTTCTAGGAATAAGTTGTATTTAGTTTAAGGATA